AGGTAGAGTAGCCCGTGAAAGTAGAAAAAAGTTTAAGAGATAAAATCTTACTAGTTGTTGTAGTACAAGCGGTAGGGTTTGGTATCGCATCACTTTTAAGTCTAGGAGGTATCGTGGTAGAACGTTCAACGCTGTCGTATTTTATTACAGGGACTATCCTCGCATTTGTCGCTTTAGGAATCTATGAATATATCCTAACGAGAAACGCGATGAAGTTACAAAAAGAATTAAGTGTAACAATTAATCAGGCAATGCGAAGATATGATACGATTTTTATCAATACACATACGGAGAAGAAAGGCGGTAAATAGCTATGTTTGACATGACGGAAAGAGAGATGGAGAATTTTTTAAGCTCTACACAAGATTACGCTAAAACAACAATCATGCTCATTTTTGAAAACGAATCGCAAATTGTAGCACCCGGATATAGAACAGAAACAGGAATTAAGGTAGACCCTACATTCGTATCTAATATTTTAAAAGATGTGGAAGCAGCGGTTACAATGACTATTACACATATGGCTTACGATTATGCAGATTTTCAAAAGGACTACAGGGATACAGTAGGAGATACTGAACATGAGATTGTAGATAAATTAAGAGATAAATATGAAGGACACTTAATGAGCCAATTCATCAACTATGGAATCGTATTTTCATCTGATGTTATCGACATTGTTTTGGACGAGCTAATCCTAGAACTCCCTTTCCTTTATTCTGCTGCTGTTTACGAAGATATTGATGATTCCGATGTATTCCTTGACGACAGACTGTACGCTTACGAAGAGCTGTTAGAAAAGGTAGACCAGCGCTTCGATGAGGAGCTAGACGATGAATGATAACGAAAAGGGAGGTTGTCGAAAAGCGACGTAAATTATTTCAAAATTCAGAAAAATACAGAGAGTTTAAAAAAGGAGATAGACGAGTCTTCACACCAAGATTATGCTCCATATGTGGAAGACCGCTATCTGCTCTTTCAAGACAAACGCAAAAATACATAACAACACAAAACCAGATACGATTCGAGTTAAGTGATATTGTACATATCCACATCTGCAAGGATGTTAACTCGTGTTATCGTGTACTAAAACAGAAAGGGGAACTGCAAGATGTCAATGGCGAACAACATAAAGAAAGGTATAAAGAAGAAGAATAGTGTGTTTGATTCACAAGAAGAATTACGTGATACGTTAAACTCCGCATTCTCGTCTTCTATGAAACAGTTCATTAAGAAGTTAGAAATGGGTGAGATTCCTATTGATAACATCGCTGATGCTATTCGTGTATTAGGAGCTTATAAGGAACTTAATGGTATCGACGAAATGATGAATGGTCAACAAGGAGCTGGAATGTTACCGGAAATTAACATGCGCCAAGAGAAAGTTGTGGATGATATGGTTCGTGACGGTAAGATGGCGGCTGATGAGGAAGGTAAAATCGATGTATCTACAATGGATATGAACGATGTAGCAGACCTAATCAGAAATATGGACATAGCTCAGAATGCAGAAAACGAGGGAACATTCTAATGAAAAAAAGACCGTGGAATATCGAAATCACAAATGACGTAGAACCAACTAGGGTTGTTAAGAAATCTAGAGCTATGGGGATTTCTTATATACCTTACCCCTCACCTGATAATGTACTAGCGGAAAAGAAAGAATACAACAAGTTTGCGAAACATGTATATGAAAGCTATGTACTAGGTGTCCCGTATTTTGGAGAGGAAGATAGAAATGAATAATCTAACAGGAGAAATGATACAGAACATAGCTAAACAAACGTTCGGTAGGACGGAGCTATCAAAAGACGAACTAGCTTACGTATTGACAATGTTAAACTGTTCGTCTTATCTATTAAAGAACCACTCGGTAAAAGGTCACCCTATTACCTTCCACGTTAGCGGAAAAGACTCATTACGAGCGCAAGCGCACAGACCGTGGCAAACAGAAATCATCAATGATACGCATCCTAACAAGGCGGTAATTAAATCCCGTCAGTTAGGGCTATCAGAGGTCGGTGTAGGCGAGATGTTATGGTTTGCAGACCTACACTCCTATGCGGGTGTAAAGTGCCTCTACACGTTCCCTACGAACCGACAAATGAAGGACTTTGTAACGACACGTATTAACCCGTTACTTGAGAAAGGGTATTATGCTACTATTTCTGACCCTAAGATTGACTCGTTAGAAAAGAAAAAGATTAGAAATAGCTTCATGCTGTTCCGTTCTTCTAGTAAGGGCGCTGCGGTAGAGGGTGTCGATATCGATTACCTCTCACTGGATGAGTATGACCGTGTAAATAGCTCGGCGGAAATCTCTGCGATGGAGTCTATGTCTTCATCTCAATATGGTATTTTACGTAGATGGTCAACACCTACGGTACCTAACTTTGGTATCCATGACTTGTATGACCGTTCTGATAAACGCGTGTACATGCATAAGTGTGAACATTGCGGCATGCGTCAACAACTAGATTACGATAAAAACATCGAATGTATGGATGAGAGCGGTGTAGATGTTCTTGCTCAAACAGTTCGAGATGGTACATACCGATTCGTTTGTCAGAAATGTGGTAAGACGTTAGACAGATGGTACAACGGAGAATGGGTAGCAGAGTTCCCGGATAGAAGTATTAATAATCAAGGTACGCGTGGATACTTAATCACACAGTTAAATGCGGTATGGTTTAGTGCTGATGCTTTAAAACGTAAGGAATTAGAAGCGAAATCTAAACAGCATTTTTACAACTACGTTTTAGGTTATCCGTATCAGGACGTTGCATTAGCTGTTCAAGATAGAGATATTACAAATAACATGCGCGATTACTACTCAGCTCCACTAATGAATAGAGGAGACTACCGATTCATTTCTGTAGGTATTGACTGGGGTAATCGTCACTGGGTTACAGTTCGTGGATTTAAAGATGACGGACGTATCGACATGCTTCGTATGTTCTCTGTTGAACGAGCTAGAGGTGTAGCAAACATCGAGGCGGATTTAGAGAGAATCATAGTTGAGTTAATCCCTTACCAACCCGATATTATCTGTGCCGATATCGGTGACTCTGGTAACTACGTGGACAAGTTAATCCAACATTTCGGTGCTGGTGTAGCTTACGGTGTTAAAGTTAACCCGAACCCTC